GTCTTTGGTTCTTTCTCATGTAGTTGATTGTGTTCTCTATGGCTTTTGCTTCTGCTTTAACACGGCCTTCAGAGTTATCAATGTGTATAGAGTGTACGTGTATGTCTTGTTCTGTGTGTTCCAAAAGGTTCCATAGTAATGAGACACTGTCCATACCACCTGAGTACATTACTATGGCTGTTTCTTTGTCGTTCCCCTTGAAGTAGTTTTTGTTTAAACATATATCTAAAGCTTGCTTTACTTTAGTTTCGTAACTCACATAGGCTCCTATGCTTTTTTAGTAGGCTTCTTAGCTGTTTTAGCTGCTTGTTTAAACGCTTTTGCTGTGGGCGCACCTTTAGTTCCTGGTTTACGCATACGTTCGCCAGAACCTTGTGCAATACGATTACGTTTAGCACGTATGTTTGCGTAAAGACCTCTCTTAGGCATTATTTACCTCTCCTGCTTCCTGTACCTCTACTTCTTTTTACAGGCATAGCTTTCTTTTTCTTTTTAGGTGGTCGTCCTACTTTACTTCCGTATGTTCCAGGTCCCATTGGCATAATCTTAACTCCTTAGTTTGTAAAAGTCTTCTATTGTACACCGGACTTGGCGTCCTTTGTGTCTCATGTATACTGGTGCGCCTACTCTAAGTTTGTGTACTGCTACTTGAGTTACGTCTTCAGATACGTTGCAGTTTGGTATAACTACGTACTGTTGATCTGCCTTTTCTATGAGAATCTTAGTGTCTGCTGATGCCTGTAACGACAGCAGCATTATTGCTACTAGTAGTGTTCGCATTGTGTTCTCCTAACGTCATCACGACGTGCTTTAGCCTCACGGCTGTTGGTTTTATGTCATTACCATTTTACCTTATTAGCCCAATAAGCTGCTGAACATTTACCCTTTGCAATATTCTTTGCATGTCGGGCTTTAAAAGATTTTCGTCTAGCTTTTTCTTTTTCTGTTGTAGGGTTTTTACCTGCACCACTAACACCTTGCTGACCAAAACGAATTGTTTTAATTGAGCCGTCTTCGCACTTAGCAACAACTACATGGGATTTTGTAGGGTGATTAGGTGTTCTCTTTGGTTTGTTGAACCCGCTTACGCCCGCTTGTGCTAGTCTTGGGTCTTTCTTTGAGGGCATTACTCAACTCCTCTATTTGGCGCTCCAGTAGGTCCAGTCGGTCGAACTGGCCTTTGAAGTTGTTGTTGATCTGGTCTAGGAGGATTTGCATTTCGCGTTGCGTTATTAGCATTAGATTGTCCTTTTTGGTCTATTGCTTTTTCTTTGATAAGCGTTTCAGCAACTTTAAGACGACGTTCAAACTCTTTGTCCTCTTGGTCACCTTCACGCAGGTTACGGGTAATAGCGTTAATCTTGTCAATTTCAAGCTCTTGAGGTACTGCTTGAGCTTCTGCTGCCAACTTAGCGGCTCTAGCCTGTGACTCTTGAGCCTGAGCAGATAGTGCTGCAGTTTGTGACTGCTGGAATGCCATCTGCGCTTGCTGAGCCTCCATTTGCATCTGTTGTGCTTGAGGATTAGGCTGCATTGCTTGCTGCATAGCTGCAATAAGCTCTTCACGGTTAGACAAGTTCATGTTGTCAATAACTGACTGTATTAGTGTACTGTACAATGGTGAGTCCTGACCCATAGTCTGCAACAACTGTACAAGCTGAGTAACTTCGTATTCACGAGCAATAATTCCTAATGTACTGCTTGCATTAAACTTGTAGTCAGCAACAGGGTAGTTTTCTGGGTCAAACTGCATGTACCGATGTGCAGCTTTCTTAACAAATGGAATTAGGAAAGACTGCTGGAAGTTAATTAGTGTGCGCTTATGACGCTTAATAATAGCGCCAAGAGACATACTAATACCAGCGGCAGTAGCCTCGCCATTAACCTGACCTGCAATTCCTGCTGAGTCAACGGCTCCTGTTGCCTGCTGTACCATTTGCTGCAATGCTCCTGCTTGAGCAAAAGTAATTTGATTAACTTGACCAAAGTTGAATGGCTGGAGTACTTCACGCGGATCTCCGTTAGTCAGAATCATTTTACCAGGACGTACTTCTGGTTTTGCACCGCGTGGTAAACGAGTAGCGTCTATAGCCATCATCGGGTGAATAGTAAGGCTTAGTGCGTCAATACGTGCGCGTAGTTCTGTGTCCAAAGCTTTTTGACTGTTGTAACCTTTTTCACAAACACCACGACCCCAAAAGCGACCTGGTACTACGTCCCAAGGAAAAGCTACTACAGGACGATCAGACATCATGTAAGGGTTAGCTTCTGCCTTCAAAAGTATACCGCCGTTAGCAACCACTACAACGGCCTCTACGTAACGTGACTCAGCGTCTACCTCTCCTACCACTTCTTCGTCTTCGTCGCTTACAGCGGAATCTAGAAGCTCTCGTGGCACTAAACCATAGTACTTAGTCAGGCGTACCTTGTCGTCGTTGTAAATAGTTAAGTCTTGGTCAGGTTCCAAATCAGTATCGGGAGCAGCGGAACCTACGTACACGTCACGGTACACGCCTTGTTCCTGTAGAAGTTCCACTTGGTGTTTACTAACAAACTCATCAATAGCTACACCCATAGCGTCTTCAACATTGGTTGCTACTGGATCAATTAAAAAGTTCTGAGGCATTACTGGCTTAAGCTTAACAACTACACGGTCAGTAATGTTGACACCAACTGCCTGCAACTGTCCTTCCATAATAGGCTCAGTAGCAGGAACCATTTCCTTCATTTCTTCAATAACAATCTCACCAATGCCTGTACCAAAGACTGCTGAGTTAATTAGACACTCTGCGACAGCCTTACGTACCATGCAGTTTTCAAAGTCTTCCGTAAGCTTGTTACGCAGGAACTGCACGTCTTGTCTTTGGGTGTCACCAAGGTTGTCACTAACGTCAAACCACTTGCCACGTCCAAAGGTGGCTTCTTCAAGTTCCGCTACGTTAGACTCAACTGCTTGCTGAAGTGCAGGAGAAATAATACGGGAACGCTCAGACCCACGTTGGCTGTCAGAAGGATCCCATTGACCACGCCAGAGTCGATAATATTCTTCAAATTTACTTTCATAGTTGCTTTCGTAGTGGTCTCTCCAGTCTTCGCATTTAGTCATGACCCAGTCCTCAAGAGACTCTTGGATCATCAGTGGGTCTTGTTCGTATAGTTCACTCATATTAGTATCCTGCTACTACGTCTAAGATTTCGTGGTCTTCAATCTCGTACGTATAGTCGTACGCCACATTAGCCAGCTGGTCGATGTAAGCTAAAGCGTCAACCAAGTCATCGTGAGTTAATGGATCAGGGAACTGAAACAGCTGGTCAAGAAATCTAGCGTTCCATTCACCTTTATTTAACGTAATGTAGCCGTTTTCAAACCTACCTTGTAACGCCCACATAACTCTGTCTGTTTTCTTTTTATTACCGTGTGTCAGTTCTTCTACTCTAAAAAACGTACCGTACTTCTTTTGTAAGTCCACTAAAGGAGACATTACAGCTTGCTTAGCAATACCTCTTTCGATTCCAACCGATATGGGACGATAATCTCTAACGGCCTGAAAGATTTTGGTAGCCGTTTCGTCAAGACTCCATCGTCCATATATGATATTGTCAACAAACCAACCATGCTCACTAACTTTAACGACGGCAATGGCAGTTTCGTCAAGTTTAGAATTCTTTGTTCGTTTTTTATTGACTTCTTCAAAACCTGCCAAGTCAACGGCAATGTAGTAATCTCCTATTTCCGGCTTATCCTCACTAAAGCGTACCCAGTCTTCCTTAAACATTTCTGACCCACGCGCTTCAAACGACGCCATAAATTCCTGACGAAACGCATAAGACGACATAGAGCGTTTAGCAACATCAATTTCGTCCGCATCCAATAATGGATTGTCATAAGAAGTAAAGTGCCAAGCTTTGTACGTCGGATCATCGTCTAACTCCGCATATTTGTACAACTCATAAAAATGGTTGCGACCCATAGGTGTCCCTATGAACATCGCACAGCCCTTCTGGTCAGCCAAAGCAGGTCTCAAGATTTGTTCAAATACGTCAGGTTTCATATCTGCGTACTCGTCCATCACTAGGAACTTGAGGCTGACACCTCGCATTGTCTCTGGTCTGTCTGCACCTTTTAGGCTAATGGTAGCACCGTTGACAAGCTTAATTTGAAGATTATTAATGTGACTACCGCTAATAACAGGATGCCCCAATTCAAGCAGGGTTTGCCACATGATGTCTCTGGCTTGTCCTTGAGTAGGTGCGACGTAAAATACATGGCCTCTGTCCGCTTGTAGTGCATTAACTATTAACATCCATGCTGCTAACCTAGACTTACCTGTACGTCGCCCAGCAGCTACTATTTTAAATCTTGTTTCGTCTGCCCAGACTTCTTGCTGCCAAGGCAGTAGTTCTATATTAAGATCCATTGAAGTTATTAAACACCGCTGGTGCTTCTAACAAATCAAATGTAACTACTACTTCTACATTTCCTGCACTTCCGCTAGATGCTTTAATAATGTCTCCCGGTTGTAAAACAAACACTGCACTGCCATCAATCAATAGGTTTTCCTTTGAGGATATGTTTGTGCCGTTGTAGATATATACATCAGGAGTAGGACTAGGTTTGTCTACAAACAACGTAATACTGTTAGTTGCGTTATGTAGGTTTGCTACAAAAGCCATGTTCCAATGTGCTACGTAACCGTTAGGAATAGTAACAATTGTCTGCGTACTGGTGTCCGTTAGATTCTTGTTCTTTGTATATAACATTAGTATGTCCACATAACAGGTGATGTACCGCGTGTGTCTACGTGTACAAAACCCTTGTCAATACCAATGCCAGTAAACTTAAGCTCAATGGCTTTGGTTACAATCGTAAGGCGATCAGCGGCATTTGTTATTTTTATGTCTGCCGCGATGCCTTGTGCGTGAGTACCAGGTACGTCTTTCTTAGCCTCTATAGGATGCTTGGTTGGATGCCTATAGCCACTCGTGACTTCAAAAGGAAAACCACATGCCTCACGTAACTCGTCTAACTTCTCTAGAAACTCTCGTTCCATGTTGTTGGTGCCTGTAACCTGACAGTCAAATTCTTCTCGTGTGAAGTACTTAAGACTCATCTACTACTTCTCCTTCAATAATGTCAGGTGTTGAAACCTCAGCAGTACCAACGCCACTAATGTTGATCTGAATAGCGTTTCTACCAGTGTCCTTTACTACGTCTTTTTCAAAAGCACCTACAGGCAACATACGGTCCATAATTAACTTCCAAGCTGCAGCCTGATTCTTATGGTCGTTGTCCAAAGCAGCATCAAAAATAGTCTCCAACACCAGTCGTGACTTAGGTGATGCCAACATACGTGCTTTGTATTCATTGATTATCGCTGCGTCACCCTTTGGTCGGCCTACTTTGCCCTTGTTACCTGGCTTAACAGCAGCTACTTCTGACTTTCGGGGTCTACCACGACCTCTTTTTTTTATTTCAGCGGTCATAACATAAATTGTCCCTAATTACAACTATAGTATAACACAAGTTTACACAAAAGTCAAGTTATTTTTTAGTTATTTTACAAAGTAGTAGTTTTACTAGTGTAAACAACAGGTTACATGAGCAGTAATTACCGTTATTTTTTCTAATTTTGGCTTATTTTGTGCTTGAGTGGCTACAACTATAGTTATACAGCGGCAACAGGGGCCCCCGCCTCAAGTTTACACCAGCAC